TGTACCCGCAGGCCGTCCCGGCGCTGAAAGAACCTACTGCCCCGGCGGCGGGCGGCCTATTCCTCCCCGTCTTCTCCGTCCGCCGGGTCAATGTTAAATTCTCCCGTTGCCTTCTGTCTCGCAAGGTCATATTTCAGCTTCTCCAACTCAATGCGCCGGGCCTCCATCTCCTGCGCCCTCATGCTGTCTAACAGCTTGATGATACGGCCATTCAATCTGTTTAGTTCAGCCTCCACCTTCATAGCCCTGTCAAAAGGGCTGGATTTTATGACGGTTTTCATGGCGGTTTTCATGGACTCTTTCCCGCCCTCCGGGTCCGTGGCCTGCCCTATGTCCACCCCCATTCCCTCTGCCTGGGCTTTATCCTCTACAGACATGGGTACAATCATATGGACTATTTTGTCCGTATAATATTCCCCCTGCTTATCTGGGGCCGTATACTGGTTTAAAAGCCCTGTTAAATATACCTTGCGCACCAGCAGGCCCTGTAATTCCTCATTCATTCGCAACATAGTTTCGCCAGGCTCCATGCTTTTGATTGCCTCCGCCTGGTCCTCTGGTATGTCCTCTATGCCCACCTGTGCAAACGCTCCGTGGGTTACGGCATTTTTATTCCCGTTTTTTGCGGGGGTCTTTCCGGCAGCATTCTGGTTCCCTGGCTGGCCCCCTCTTTTTTTGGGCTTGCTTTTTAATTCATCATTCCATTTGTCTTGTGACTTCCATTTCCTTATACGGTTTTCCGGGACGCCTGCTGCCGCCGCCAGGTCTTTGGTACTGATCTGGCCGCCGCTTTCCAGGTATTTTTTCCGTGCTTCGTCCCGCTTCGGGTTCCGTGGTCTTCCCATGGCTCCATCACCACCTTTCGTTTGTTTTCAATCTTTCAACCTCCCCTTGTGTGCGGAAATAGTAAAAATGACAGACTTCGGAAACATTGTTCACAAAGCCTGTCATTTCTGGGGGGCTTGACTTCAAAGGCTTCCACCTTTGCTTCACTTGCCATTATAGCAGAAAAAACGGGCAATGGCGGGCAATCTTTATGCCTTTAATTTGAAACCTGCAATAACTGGGTTCTTTTCAAACTTGCCAGCCAGATTTTCCACGGCTGTATTGCGGATATTCTTACACTGCCGTTCAGAATAATGGTTCCGTGCCGAAACTTGCTCCCATTTAAGGCCGTGCAGGTAATAGTCTGTAATAATGCTCTTGAATTTCAGTTCCAGGCAGGAAACTTCCCGCAGGATTTCCGTTTTCAGCCTGTACAGGACATTGATTTTTGAATTGTAAAACTCTATATCCTCCCGCAGGCTTTCCGGCAGGTTCAGCGCCGTGTTTTCTGTCGGGCTGGATACGTTATACTTCGCCCTGGGCTGTCCGTCCATGCTCTGGCCGCCCGTTGGCTCATAGTAATTTTCCAGATCAGCCACCGTGGCTTTATACAGGCGGATTTCCCCGTCAATATTGCGGTAAAAGGTCAGCAACTCAATTACCATGCTTTTTTTCATTTCTGCTGCCATTGCTCATTCCTCCGTTTTGGTTTACGGCGGATACCTTGAAGCCATACAGGCATGACTACCGCCCCCAGTAGCCATGCCGTAAAATCACCTTGTTAAAATCCGAACTTTTCCACGCATTCTTTGCATATAGTCAATTCATTTCCATTGATACGGTTTTTAATGATGGTCCATTTGCCGTTCAATCTCTTTCCGCACAATTCGCAATGTGTTTTATTTTTTGCATTCCCTGCAAATTTTCATCTGTCTGCCCTTTCCTGGCGTAATAGAAAATGTACTGCTGGATAACGCCCGCAAATCCACTGTACATCTCCACGGGAAACTTTCCGTTGTATTCCGCCGTTATGATCTGCTTTATCCAGGTATCAATGGGGAAACTGTCCAGCTGGTGAAGGGCAAAAAGCTGGATACATGCCGCCACCTTTGCGCCCACTCCATATATGCTTTTCAGATAGTTCCCGGCCTCTTCCGGCTCCATTGCCGCCAGGTCTTCCAGATTAACCACCCCGTCCACCACGTTCCTGGCCAGGCTGGCTATGTACTTCGCCCTGTACCCCAGCTTTGCCGGGGCCATGGCCTCTTCGTCCAGCAGGCTTTCCGGGCTGGGGAACTCATACCACTGGCGGCCCTCAAATAATTCACCATGGGCTATTCCGCATGACACGCACAGGCTTTCTATGCTCTTCTTTATCCTGGGTATGCTGTTATTCTGGGATATAATGAAACTTACCATTGTTTCCCACAGTTCCTGCCGCAGTATCCGTATTCCGCCCCCTGCCTGCACCGCCCTGGAAAGAAAATGATCGTCCGGGTCTATATGGTCTATGTAATAGCGGTAATTCGTTTCAAGGTCAAAATACCGCTTCCACAGGGTTTCATATTCCTGCCTGCTACAGCACAGCGCCACCGGCCCATTGTCCTTTTCCTGGATTATGTGCAGGCGCTTCCCGTATGCGATCACCTCAAAAACTCCCGTTTCAATCTCATTCAAGCGGAAGCACTGCCCAGAACGGGCAATCTGCTTCACGCTGAAATTTTCATGTTCCACCTTTACCATCTCCGCCGCCTCCTATTCCAGTTTCCTGCCGCACATTGGACAGCAATGGAAGACAATGCTTTCCACGTCCCCGGTTACTTTACTGATTATCTGTATCATATGGCTTTCGGGGTCATAGGCCAGCAATACATTTCCTTCCGCCGTACTGATTTCCCGGTGGTGGTGGGGGTGACAGAACGCACAGCCATGCACTTTTTCCTGCTGCCGCTCCACATACACCACTTTTCCCTGGCTCTCCTGGGGCTTTTCCTGGGTTTTTTCCGGCTCCTGGGTATTTTCCCCCGCCTCTTCCTTTTCCGGCGCTTCCTGGCCCTCCTGGACGGCTTCCTGGGCCTCTTCTGCCTCCTGGGTGGTTTCCTCTTCGGCCTCTTCCTCTTCCCGGCCTTCCTGGCCCTCCTGGACGGCTTCCTGGGCTTCCTGGACGGCTTCCCGGCCCTCCTGCCACGCCTGCTGCCCTTCCGGCTTTCCTTCCGGCTTCCCAAACTCCATTTGCCCCGGTATCTGCTGGGCGTCCTCTTCCTGCCTTTTCAGCGCTTTGGCGTCACTGATCGTCAGGCCGTTGTTTTCCTGGTACAGTTCGCAGGCCCTTTCCTGGTATTCGGCAGACAGGCCGGACAGTTCATAGATCACCGAAATGCCTATATTGTCCGCCTTAAATTCTTCCATCAGCCGGGGGCACAGGTTATTCTTGATTGCCTTATACCTCCCCAGCTGCGCTTCCTTTATCCCCGTAAACTCCGCCAGTATGGCACGGGTCCGGCCTTCCAGGCTCACTTCCTTCCGCAGTTCCACCACCAGGGCTTCCGTCTGCAATACCTCTTCCATCTTCTCCCAGTCCGTCTTTTCCCGGAAGCCGTTTGCAAAGATTAACGTCAGCCGGTCCAGAATGGCGTTTATGTTCCCCTGCTTTTCCTCTTCCGTCTCCTGGCGGATAACGCAAGGCACAAAGCGGAACTTTTCCTGCCCTTCGTCCGCCAGGGCCATGCAGGCCAGGCGGCGGCGGTGCCCGGCCTTAATGCGGTATTTGTCCCCGTCCCTCTTCACCAGTAGGGGCTGTAATATGCCCACCAGGGAGATGGAACGCTTTAAATCCTCCACGTTTTCCGTGCTGTAGAAATTTTCTTTTGACGGTATCAGATCATACACGTCCAGGGTCAGCTGTTCCATGTTCTCCGCCTGCTGCCCGCCGTCCTGTTTCTTCTCCTGGCCGTTTTTCGCCTCCGCCCTTGATCTCTCGTTTAATAACTGGTGCAAATCAAAACCCGTCTTTTTTGCCGTCTTTTTTGCCATCTTTCCTTCCCTCCTTTATGTGTCCAAATCGGTCACATTTCCAGCATTTTCAGATATTCCTTGACCAGTTCCAAATAGTCCATAGAGGCGGCGGACCGGCGGGAATATAAGAAAATCGGAAGCCTGGCAAATGTGCTTTCGCTTACCTTCCTTGACGCTCTGATTTTTGTATCAAACATGGGGTATTTCCCATCTGCTTTCAATTTCTCCGCCCCCTGGGCGTGTGCTTCGTTTCTGGTGTCAAATTTAGTGATAAAACAGCCTCTGAACGTCAAGCCGGGGTTTAAATCCTCCCTGGTGCTTTCGATCTGCTCCGCCAGTTCCGCCAGCCCTTCCGTGGTGTTGTCGTCCACTTCCAGGGGGACGATCACGTCATTGCTACAGGCAAGGGCATTTATGGTGGAAATGTTTATGTCCGGCGCATTGTCGATCACACAAAAATCATACTGGTCCGCCACTGCTGCCAGCGCCTTCCCTATTCTGGTCTGCTGCGCCCTGGACTGGTCCAGCAGCACTTCCAAATTTGCCTTTAACAGTTTCATGTTGGAAGTGATAATGTCCAGGTTTTCAAAATCCGTATGCTGTACCAGCTGCGCCATTTCCGGGCGGCGGGCGGTCATGATCTCCGCAATGCCCCTGCCGTCCTCGCTTCTGCGGCGCAAGCCACGGGAAGCGTCCCCCTGCTTGTCATTGTCCACCAGCAGGACCCGGAAGTGGAAGACTTCCGCCAGAATGTAGGCAATAGCCACGCTGGAAACGGTTTTCGCCACCCCGCCTTTTAAGTTGATTACAGATAAAACCCGCATTTCCTTTCCGTTCATGTGTTACCACCTTTCTGCCCGTTTTGCCGTTAGCCCAGCTTTATTTTGTTTGTTTACTTCCCTTCGCAGAGAATGTGCATACACAAAAGCCCTTTAATTGCCGTTGGTATGTCATACGGGACCGTGCCCGTTTCATTGCATTTGTCCAGCATTGCGGTGATACCAGCCAGCTGCCAGTCCTCTATATCGTTTTCCGGGTTTCTGATAAAGTTAATAGCGTCCCTGGTTTCCTTCATGCAGGTTTTCATGACCCTGGCATTGTTCGTGCTGGTGTCAATGTACATAACCTGCTTTCCGGGGTTCTCCCTGCACTCCTTTTCAAATTCCGCCTGGGCCTTCTCCCCTCTTTCCTCTTCGTTGAACATTTCATCAGCGAACCAGTACAGCCACTTGCAAAGTCTGGTATATACCTTTTTCCGCTCTTCGGCGTTCTTCGGTTCCTCTTTCTGGGCCTCTGCAACATACTTGCGGCTTTCGCTGTGCTTTGTACTCCAAAATTCCGTTACGCCGTTTTCCGTGATCTCCCAGAACGTGTTCCCGTCCTTACAGCAGAACGTTTTATGGTTCCTGCCGTATTCGTCCATGTCGGTATACTCCTTGTATTCCCTGCCCTTGATGATCTCTAACTTTGCCGCCTCATACTCCGCAAAACTCACTCTTTCCATTCCTTTTCCCTCCGTGTGGTCTGTTTTTGTTATGCCTCAATTATATACTTACGGAAGTATATTTTCAATAGGCGTCTTGCACAAAGTTACGGAAGTATATTTGTGCAACTCTTATACTTCCGTAACACGGAAAGCCGTTTCTCCCACACGTTCCACCTTGCCTCTGATCTGCTCCTGGTGCCCGCTGTTGTCCAGTTCATACAGGAAGACAACCTGGCCAGTCTTAAGGCTATGCACCGTCAATATGTCCGTGACGGTCTTTCTTATGCCGTCTTTCAAGATGGTGTCCCCCAGTTCAAAAGGGCAGACTGCCATAAATGCCGCTTTCTGCACTATTCCGCCTCCTGTCCTGCCTGCCGCTGTCTGGCCCGCTTCTCACGCTCCACCGCTTCCGCCACTCTGGGCTGTATCCTGTTTAACAGTTCCAGCTGCTGGGTCAGCCAGCTGTTTCCCTGCCTGGGTGCCGCCTGCTGCCGGAAAGCCTTCTGGGGCGCTCCCGCCTTCCGTTTATGGTGCTTCTTTTTCTTCTTTGCCATCTTCCCTATTTCCTCCTTTTGGGGCGGTATTTCTTCTTTGTGGCACGTTCCCGCCGCCGCTTCTGATATTGTGCCTCTTTGGCCTGCCTTACCGCCTTCTGGACCCGTTCATGGTCAATATTGTTTTCCTCTTCCTGTAATACCTCCAAAACCTCAACCTGGTCATGGGTAAACGTATATGTGCCGCCCGGCTCATACTGTTCGGTTTCCCAGTCCTTGCAAAACCCTTCAAAGTCATCACGGTATGCGGGGAAGGGACTGAACTGCTCCGCATGGTATAGGGCCAGCTTCACCCTTTCGTCAATGCTTTTATCCCAGTTATACAGGTGCCAGCTGCTGTGATGGTCATAATCCCAGGAAGACAGGTACAGTTCCAGGCCGTTGAAATACTGATCAGCCTTCTGCATATTCTTGTAATCGCTCACCGTGAAGCCCTGGCCCTGGTACTCTTCCCTGTATCCCTTCCAATCCCTGTATGGTATATTGATCTTCCCCCGTATTATTTTGGGCTTATACTGTCTTTCCTGCTCCTTTGTCATGTCCTTTCCCTCTTTCCAGCCGGTCCGCAATCCGCAGAATGGCTTCCATTGATCTTTTTATATTGCCGTCCGTGTTCGCCGTGATCTTCAACACTTCCGCTATGTCCCGCAGTTCCTGGGCCTCTTCCCCTTCCGCCTGCTGCCCTGGGCAGGCCAGACAGGCTATGCTGTCACGGCAGGAAAACGGGCAGGCTATGCAGTCCCTTTGCGCTCTCTCCGCCATTGTCTCCACCTACTCCCAGCCCTCTAATTTTTCCACCCTCCGGGTCAGGTTCCGTTCCCTCTCCATCAAGTCCAGAACCTGCTGCGGGGTCAGCCCCGTGGCCTCATATGCGTTCAGCTTCCTTGCGGCCTGGTTTACAGACACGCCTTTCCGCAGGACCGGCTTTCCTTCGTTCTGGCTCCGCTCCGTCAAGAGACGGGGCTTTTTATTCCCAGGGGTTTTGTTCTCCCTCTGCCGCCCGGCGTTCACCTGGGGCATGGCCTTTTTTATGTATCCGTATTCCGGGACGATCTTTTTCATGGTGCTGTTAATCATGCTCATGGGCTTCCCCCTTTGTCTTTATCCGCATAAAGCGGAACATGTGGGTTTCGTCATTGATAAGGCGGGGTTCCCCGTCCTCGTTAATGACAAGTACGTCAAGAAACGTGGGGGCGGGCATAAACCCGGTTTCCCCCTCTTCCCGCCGCCTGCTGCCCTCCCAGATCATGTGCATTTCCAGGGCGGGGTACACCCGGCCTTTATATGCTACCTCATAACCTTTCATGTCCGTTCCCATTCTGTCTGCCTCCCTTCATCTTCGCTATAAAGTTTTCCCACGTCTCACGCTCAAATCCCTGGTTCAAAATCTGCTGCGGGGAAAATCCGCAGTCCTGGCGGGTTTCGTGCCCCGGAATATAAGGCTCTGCCGCCTGGGCAATAATTTTGCATGTATACAGATCACCCTGGCAAGCCTCACATACCCCTTTATAGCGTGGCCTGATATCATGTGCCTGGTCTTCCTTCTCCACCTGCGCCCCTCCTTTCCCTGTCCGCCTTGCATATTCCTACAAAAACCCTTTCGGCGCACGGAACCGCAATGCTGTTTCCCAGCGCCATATACCTTGCATTGTCGGACATTTCTTTCCCGCTGGCCCCGTACCTGGTCCACCCGTCCGGGAACCCGTCCAGGCGTTCACATTCTGTCGGTGTCAGACGGCGGACCCGATATTTTACCGTTTGGGCAATCTTTTTTATGGCTTCCACCACTATGGTTTCACTGCCGCCGCCTGCTGCCCCACGGCTCTTTTTCAGCGTCCCCACGCCCTCTTTAAATTCCGCATATCCGTTCTGGGTGTATCCCACCACCACGGCGGACTGCTGCCCAGACATAAGCGTGGGCGTCTTTTCTTCCGTGTAGCCCAGTCCTCCCGCTTTGGGGCCTGCCTTGTGAAGCATACCTGCCGCATACACCACGGCATGGCGGTCATTCGTTGTGAGTGTGGGGGCTGTATCCTGGTTAATCCCCAGCTGGTTCCCGCCTCCTATTCCTGTCCGCCCTATGACGTTCCCGGCTATGGTATACACGGGCAGGAGATAAAGCCCCGTTTTCCCGCCGCCACCGCCAGCCCTGCCCATCAGTGTGACGCTTTTCTTTGCGTTTATATATATCCTGTCCGCCGTCCTGCCGAAATCCAGTGTCAGCTGGCCGTCTGGCTCTTCTGCCAGTCCTCCGCTATCCGTTCCAGCAGCGCTATTTTCAAGATCAGCGGCACTTCCTTCTGGCGCTTCCGTGCCCGTTCCAGGATACCCCAGCAGGCTTTCGCACTCAAAAAGTATTTGTCCGGCGTCTCCGCCTCTAAAATCGCAGACAAGATACACTCTCTTTCTACGTTGGGGGACTCCCCAAAATTGAGCGTCAAGCCTTCTCCATGCTGTAGTGCGCAATTCCCCCCCTGGTCCCCTAACTCCAACCATTCCGGCTGCCGCCCACTTTCCACTTGCAGGCATTGGAATATTGCTTTCTGTGATCTCTTCAAGGACCCGCCGGAAGTCCTCTCCCTTATTGCTCGAAAAAGCCCCGGCCACGTTTTCCCAGATAATATATTTTGGGTATTCTCCATTTGTCTCTGCCCTCATTTCCCGTATAATCCGCACCGCCTCCAGGAATAGCCCGGAACGGGACCCGGAAAGCCCGGCCTGCTTCCCGGCCACGCTTAAGTCCTGGCACGGGCTGCCGAAACTGATAATGTCCACCGGGGGAATTTCCGCCCCGTTTATTTTGGTTATGTCCCCCAGCCGGATTGCCTGCGGAAAGTGTTTGGTTGAAATGTCAATACAGTTTTCTTCAATCTCGCTGGTCCAGATCGTTTCTATGCCCTGTCTGGACGCCGCAAGCGGAAAGCCAGCTATGCCGTCAAACAAACTCCCTAAAGTCAGCCCCATGCCTCCGCCCCCTTAATTCCCGTAACGCTCCGTGAACCACCTGGCGTATACCCTGGCCATATCCTCTATACACTCACATTCTGTATAGTCAGCGCCGCATATAGCGGCTTCCAGGGTGGTTTCCAGGAATGCGTCCTGCTTCTCTTCGTCCTGCCCCTCGATAATATCAATAATCCTTTCCACCGTCTCTTCTCCCAGAACGGCTTCCAGTTTCACCTGGCGTTCATGGCGATCTGCAAGGCGGGCCATTTCCTCCTGGGCCAGTTCGCTTTTATAGTCCAGGAATAGGCAATGGCCGTTGAACTTTACCCGGAAGGCTTCCAGATCAGCCGCCGTCATGTACTTGTGCCCGTAAATTTCTTTCATTTTCCGCCAGGTGCCCCAGGGTACAAAGCCGAACACATCACCAATTCCCACGCATACCCCGGCCATTGCGCCTGCTGCCCAGTGCCGTTCTAAGCTGTCCCACTGGGTCTTTGTGATCACGGACTGTAAAATCCTGTCCGTGCTGGTATACTTCGCTTCAAAGCATATCGCCTGGCCGCCCCGCAGGGTGCCCATGAAATCCGGCTGCGCATTCGCAATAAAACGGCCCGTGAAAGTCCCGTCCCTGCCCGTGCCTGTCGTTCTGAACGGTTCCGGGATTTTCTCCACGATTGCCCGCCCGGTGTCCTTGTAATACCCACAAGCGCCGCTTATGTAGCCTTCAAAGAAATGGCCCTGGGCATTATTCTTCATTGCCTGCCAGCTTTTATTTGTCCGTGGTTTGCGTCTGTTCATTCCGTCTTTCCTCCATTCCCGGCCAGCCAGGTGTCTTCCATGTCCGCCAGATGGACCATGACGGCCAGCGGGTATTTTGCCCAGGCGTCAGAAAGACTATGGCTGTCCGTCCTGGCCCTGGCGTCAAAACCTCCCATGTGCCAGTTAATGGCCATGATCTCTTCGTCCGTCAGCTGTATATAGTGCATAATCAGCATAACCGACTTTTCCCCGTGCCCTGCCGGGAACTGGTTATCATACCCCCAGCACTCCACCTGCTGCCATTCCCCGTTTGCGTCCTTCTGGTTCTTTGTATACTTCGTGTAGAAATCCGCCTTGCACACGTCATGCAAAAGCCCCACTATTGCGATACTGTCCAGATCATACCCCACGGCACGTTTTAACAGGTTTTCATATACAGCCAGGGAATGTTCCAGCAGGCCGCATTCATGCGCCCCGTGGTACTTCGTGCTGGCCGGGGCCGTGTAAAAGTCCGTTGCTTCCAGCCAGGCCAGCAGGTCTTCTATGCCCTGGCGCTTCACGCTCCGCAGAATAGCCCTAAAAGCCATTATCATTTCTTCTTTGCTGTGTCCTCTCACTTTTCTACCTCCGTTTTCAGATACTGCCACGACTGCGGCGGGCGGCTTATGCCGTATGCTTCCAGGGGGACGGGCTTTTCATACTCCTGGACTTCGGATATTATCCAGCCCCACATGGGCCTGCCGCTGTCCCCTGCGTACTTTTTCAGCTGTTCTTTTTTCAGACAGCTGGCCGCCTGTACGTTGTATTCCCCCGCCGTGCCGCATACGCTCTGCACCTCCGGCAGGGTCCTGATCTTCTGCACTCCGGGGCAGTTAAATTCCCCGCATACCCCCACGCCGCCCGTGATATACACCAGCACCCGCAGGGGCCATTCCTCCGGCGCTATATGGGGATACGTCTTTCTGATCTCCAGCAGCTTTTCCCTGGAAACCATTTTCTTCCACCAGCGATCATGTAAAGACAAGATCACCGTTATCCTGCTGCCCACTTCCTTTTTCCTCCTTCCCGGCCTTAAATTCTCCCAGGTCAAGCGCCTGGCCGCACCTGCTACAATAATTCCAGCCGTCAGATACCCGGAAATGATAGTCCGGCCTTGCCAGATCACCGTCATAGACAGAAAACAGGTGGTCCCCGCATACCGGGCAGTAAAAACTGTTTAGGTATCCCAGGGGCGGGGTGCCTGCCAGCGTGGGGCGCTTCCCCCTCTGCCGCTTCGGCTTCCTGGGGGTATCCCTTCCCCCTGCCCTTTTAAAATCCTGCCGTTTCGCCATCTTCTTTCCTTTCCGGCCTGTCATCAAAGCTGAAATTTTCAACCACATTCCGCAGGAGACGTTCCGCCCGGCGTCCTAAATGGGAATTGAGAAATTTCAAGTCCGCTTTTGTGAACCTGGCCTTATAATCATTTATGAACCTTGACAGCGCCAGAAATTCCAGGGGGTCCAGTGTCTTTGCCTCCCTGGCAAATTTCTCTTTATCTTCTTTTGTCAGCTTCACTTTCCCCGGCTCTTTCATCATGCCTGCCCTTCCAGAATAATCCTGGTATAGATCAGCATTTCCAGATCACTGAACTGGAAATCACTGATACTTTCCGCCGCCACTGCCGTTTTCGGTTCCTTCTGGCCTCCCAGGTACTTCCCCCTGTTCTCTCTGCGGAAAATGTCCGTTTCCAGGCCGAACTGCTTCACTTCCCTGGCGGGGTCAATCTCTCCGTGGTACTGCATACATGCCACATAGCCCCGGTATATCTCCCGCCCGTCCGCTTCCCGTATGATCAGACGGTCACTGTGTACCGCCCTTTTCAGCATTTCTCCCAGCGTCACTTCTGCTTCCCTCCCTTCCCTTTCGGTTTTTTCTTTTTCGGCTTCTTTGCCTTGCGCCACATTTTCAGATAAACATGCCACCCGGTTTCCTCATAAAATTCTGTCTTGACTTCACTGATCGTATAATCCGGGAACTGCTTTTCAAAATACACCTTCCCCAGATCATTGGACTTTGCCAGTTCTTCCACCCTCTTTTTGCTGTACTTGTGATCTGCGTCCGGCTGTCTTACCGGCCGTTCCAGGTTCCGGGAAGATGACCAGCGCTTTTTCCCATTGGGGTTCTTTGTCACATACATGCACAAGGCTTCTATACCGTTTTTGTCCACTTGCAGACGGTCCGCATTCACCCACCCCAGCTTCCCCACCTGGTCCATATATTCCGGGTCCGTGTCGTACTTGTGCCAGTTTATCCGCTCTGCGGTCCACATCATTTCCACTTCGTCCCGGCTCATGCCTCCATTCATGATTATGTGGTGGTGTATCCTGGTGATCTTGTCCCCGTCCTTGCTGTACCCGTATTCCGTCACCAGTATGTATTTTAAAGGGGGCAGTTTCAGCTTTTTCCGCCTGTAGGCAATCCGCCGCAGGTAATTCCCCACCACCCGTTCCGCCTCTTCCTCTGTCTCCGGCAGCGTCCCCTTTGCGTATGTGCAGGTGACATGCAGATCACCTATGCCAAAATTGCCATTCCCCAGCTGTACCAGATACCGCCTTGCATTTTTATCATTCAGATTTTTCTGCTTCGGCTCTGTAACCTTCTGCCGCTTCCCCCTCTTCCCCTTGACTGCCCTTTCCGCATTGTCTGTCCTGGGTATTATGTCCACTTCTCTGTAATCCCGGCAGTCCACTTTCTTTTCCCGATAAAACATTTTCTGCCTGCCTTCCCTTGTACCAGGGGCAGGGGTATTCTTACCAGGCCAGCAGGGGGTCTTCTCTCCCCTCCTGTACTACTCCCTTATATTCACCTGTTGACAGTCCGGCTTTCATGCCACTATATTTTTCTGGTATGGTAAGAATGTTAATACCCCATACAAGCCCGCTTTCCGGGGCATTCTCCCGGATTTTTGCTTGCCTTTTTCCTGCCAACATGGTACAATATAAGTGTGATTTATATATCTGTTGGCAAAAAGCCTTGACCGTGTTTCCCGGCACTGTCAAGGCTTTTTTTCTTGCTTCCCGGCTTCCTGCGGGGCGTTATCACGCCCCGATCAGTTTGCCAGTGATCTGTTTCCAGTCTTTCACGTACAAAGCGGAACGGAAACCAATGTCCACAAAGACGCCGGAACGGGGGTAGTTCAGACCGACAGCGGACGCCCCGGCGTTGGAAGTGCCGTGGAAACTCGACCCCCGGAACGGCACAGCTTCTGCCAGTTCGCTGTCCACATATATTCCGTCTTTGCGCTCTTTGTAGTCCGGCGGCAGGATAGCAAGGTCAAAAATGATCTGCGGTATGCTTTCCAGGCCGTCAAGCCGTATGTCCCGCATGTGCGCCCCGTCCCAGTCTTCCTTTGCCTGGTCCGTGGTGATCGTCACGCCGTTACCGCCGGAAAGATAGATGGTCTTCCCGTCCTCCGTCTTCGCCTGCTGCCAGGCGGCGCTGTCGCTGGCCATGCTTACCACTGCGGCGTCATTGTTGGGGATATAGTCCACCCGGCCTTTTTGCAGGCGCAAGCCCGTTACCATCTCCCAGACGTTCCCTTTCAGCCCATACACGCCGTTTTCCGTGTGGTCATGGCTCCACGTCACCGGGTCAAGCCCTGTCAGCGTCCGGCGTCCGTCATATGTAACGCCGCATTCCTCCGGGAAATCATAATCCCTGCCGCCTTCCGTGTTCCCGTGCGGCTCCGTGCCCAGGTCCCGGCTTTCCGACAGCAGATAGCCATATTCCGTATTGGTCAGCAGGTGCCAGCCCTCCCCCTTCTCCCGGCAGGCCCTGGCGGCGCTGTCCAGGTCAATCTGTGTCCAGGGTTCCCGATACGGCAGGGAATAGGGTGTGCCCTGTATGTTGGTATTGTGGAACTGTGAAATTAAAATAGCGTCCACAACTTCCCCGCATACCACGAACATAGGCGGGGCCTGCGCCGGGTCCTTGCTGCCGGTCCAGGAGAATGCCGCCATGTAATTGGGCACCCCGTTTTCGTCCTTAATGATCAGTTTCTGTTTTCTTACCATTTGCCTTGCCCTCCATTCATTTTTATCTGAACCCCTGGCAGGGGTATCATTCTGCTACAGATATGCCGCTTTCGGCTCCCGCAGGCTGTCTTTATCCTTCACAAACGCCTGCCTGCTGTCCAGTTCGTCAATGGTGCCCTTTACCGCCTGCCATGCCCCGCAAAGGTCTAAATATCTGAAAATCAAAGCGCATACAGTTGGCACAATCCATAAAAGGTCTTTTTTGGAAAGCCGCTCCAACATTCGCAGGCGCTTTTCCTTTTCGCTTTCTTCATCTTCAAAATTGTTTTCCCTGTAGAAAAGCGTTGAAATATCCGTTTCCGTCAGTGTCAGCGCCACCGTGTTGAACCAGAATGCCGCTGTCTCCGTTTCGTCATCTTCCTCCGCAAATTTTCTGGCTTTCCACGGTATTTCATGGTTATATATGTCCCTTTTAATTCTGTCTATATCGCACCACAATTCCCCTGCCGCATTCGCCATTTCTATTAAAAGTTCGTCATAATATCCGGCGTATTCACTATTGCGGAAGCACCTGTTTCCCCGGCCCTCCATAATTTCATCTACCATTTCAGTGATCGACCACCAGTCTAATTGCTTATAAAGCGCCATGCCCCCGGCCTCCCTTCCTTAACCTTTCTTCCTTCCCGGTCCTTCGTCCTCAAAGCGGTATGTAAAGCCGTCCAGGGCATAGGGGTTCTTCACTTTCCCGTTGCACCGGTCCAGTACAGTCTGATAACTCATGTGGTTAGCTTTCGCCGCCTCCCTGGCCGATCTGTAAACCTCCACTTCCCTGCCGTCTCTGTCAACTTTAAAGACGGCTTTCCTCTTGCTGCTCATGTGCCCCGTAAGCCTGCCCAGGCTCACCCGGTCAATGAACCCGATATTTTCCAGGCGATTGTCCCAGATATTCCTGTTGATATGATACGGCACCTTGTTTTCCGGCCATGTCCCGTACCAGGTCACGGCCATGATCGTTAAAAGCTGTACTTCCGTGCTTTTCCCGTCCTTCGTCAGCTTGACAAAAAGCCTCTGCCGGAATTTCTTTCCGCTCTTCCTGTATGCGGTCATATCCCGCACCAGGCCGGAAGGGAAGACACGGCGCACGTCAGCTATTCGGTTCACCTGGTATTTCCCATCATATCCGGGAATATCCCGCCACCAGCCCGGCCCGGCGTCCTCTGGTATGTATGCCTTCATGCCTGCTGCCCTCCTGGTATTAACATGGCCCGCCCTCTGCCCCTCCAAACGCTCCGGCAGGGAACCGCCAGTTTTCTGTATACATGCGTTCCGCAGGGAAAACCCCTGTCTTGATCTCTTCTATGGCCTCCCGGTCCCAGTAGACGCAACTTTCAGCGCTGCCTATATAGGTTTCCAGGTCTTTTTTATTATCCAGGGTGAAGCCCAGCGTTTCTTCATCACGTTTCACCGCCTCCACCTCTTCCGGGAATATATCCCGTATTCCCGCCCAGTGTTTGGGCAGGGAGAATATGCACATCATACAGCTGCACCTATTCCAGCCCGCCCTATAGCAGGAATGCGGGGTCACTTTATGCCTTTTGATGATCTCCCATATATCCTTTTCGCTATGGTCTATCACTGGCCGCCACTGGTGGACCAGCCGCCGGGCCTTTTTATATGCAAACGTGCGGTGCAATTCCATTTCATTCAGTTTGGAACGGCAGCTGCTTTCCCCTCTCCGTTCCCCGGATACCACCAGAATTTTGGTATTCGCTCTTGTCTTCTCCAAATTCGCCGTGACGCTGCCCTGCACCTGCATTTTCAGCGCCCCACTGCACCAGCGCCCAGACTGCGGGCTGCTCTTTGCGGGAAACTTCATTCTTTTCCCTAACAGTTCCAGATCAGAAAGACTTTCCAGATTGCGGATAGTGCTTTCCGCCACCATAACTTTCAGATAGGCACTGCACCAGCGTGTTGCCAGGCTCCCGGCTTTCGCCGGAAATTTCATTCTGTAGCCGTATTCTTTCAGTTCCTGTATGTCCTTTTCCTCTGCTATCCCTTCCAGTATCTTTTCCCGCAGTTCGTCACTTCTTTTCTGCTTTTCAGTCAGCGGCACCGTGGCCGTCTGCCCTTCGTCATCTTCATACTGTACAGGCCAGGAAGCGCCCTGGCGGTACACTTCGCCCCAGAACCCGTTCACCCTCCAGGACTTCCGCAGGTGGACCCCCTCTGCCTTCGCAAAGGCTTCCACATAGGACTGGGTAACAGGCCAGTCCATGCGCCGTTCCGGGTGCCCGCCGTCAATGTCATGGTGCCACAGTTCAATTTTTTCTTTGGGCACTCCCCATTCCAGCAATTTCAGATATGCCGCCAGGCTGTCTTTGCCGCCGGAAAAAAGGACAATGATCAGATCATAGTTTTCCAGCGGTAACAGCCGGGGCAGGTATGATTTTTTGTCCGTGGCCGTCTTCCGCTTCCCAGGGACACGGGGGCGGAAGCGCACCTGGCGGCCATATACGGGGCGCTCCTGCCAGCCGTACACCACCGGGGTGTCTTTGGTGCAGTCAGCGTCTTTTATGAAATTAACCACCTTCTGTTCTGCCTCCCGTCTTTCAATCTCTGTAATCTTCAAATCGTGGGCAATTCCGCCAAATCGGGCGGCAGTTCACCCAGCGGGCAATCCGCTTGTATATATGGGCGGCGTGTTCCTTGTCATAGATCATTATGTATGGGTCAAAACCCAGCCGCCGCAGGGTATATATGCGGTGAAAATCCTGGTCCAGTGTGCTGTTGAAATTAACCAACACATAGACTTCCTTGTATACAGGGGATTTTCTCTTGTAAAGCCGTGCAAAGCGTTCAAAATCGCTTTCCAGATCATCTTCCGGCCGGTCCCATGCCAGATGAACGTATTTCATGCGTATTCGGTTCAGCATGGCGATCTTTTCCGGCGTGGCCAGGCGCACGTCCAGGCCCTGGTTAAAATCCACCAGCGCCCTGGAACTGATCAGCTGGTCCAGCAGGTCTTCCCAGTCCCGGCAGGCCAAAATATTGGGGTCACAGATCACAATTTTTTCCTGCCCCATCCAAAATTCCGCCAAATCGGCCACCTTTATGCTGCACTTCCCTTCCTTTGCCGCTACATGGCAAAATTCGCAGTTCCTGGGGCAGCCTCTTGTCAGAAATCCGTATGCCGTGTTCCGGGTCTTCTCCGGGTACAGGCTATAATCCGGGTAAATGTGTTCAATTTCCGGGGGGCAGTAGCGTGTCACGCTCTCTTTTGTATACCTCTTTCCCGTTTTCCAGTTCTATGCAGTACCCGGAACCGCCCCTGGCCACTTCGTCCGCATATATGGGCGCTGTATAGTCCGGCGTGAAGGAAAATACCTTGCTTAAATACACTTTGTCCATGTGGCCGGAAAACATGGGGTGATACCATTCGACATGATCACCCTGGGCCTTGTGCCAGGCGGATATTTTCATCAATGGGATATTGGGGTAATTATGGCCGTCAACGTCCACAAGCCCTATCTTCATGCCCTCTGCCCCCTATTCGTCCGCATTGCCTTCCCCTTTCAGTCCGTCCACCTGGAAATCCGGGTGTGTGCTTCCCTCTAACCAGGCGTTTTTCATGGTCACTTGCGGGCAGCCGGTCCTGTCATATGTAACCGACACTTCCCCATAGTATCCCCAGACGGTGCCGTCATTCAGATACACGGTGACGGTGCCCTGGGTGTCCTCCTGCCCTGGAAAGCGGGAAGACAGTGCCGCCCTGGCGATCTGGCCCAGGAAGACAATTCCCAGGACCGAAAAAATCCACAGGACCAATACGGCCACTTTTTCTTTCACCCTGCCGCCTCCTATCCTGCGGCCCGCACTGGTTCTGCGGGCCGCTCTTTCTCTGTCACTGTTACCGTTATTTTCACCCGCTCCCGTTTTGACAAAATCGCCGCCAGGGCGGTGAAAAAAGCCTGGGCATTAAACGTGCCCTTTACTTCAATTTCTGCCATGCCTGCTGCCCTCCCTTACCCTGCCACGGCAGTACCAGCCCCCATGCGCTTGCCAAACTGTACACCCCGCAGGAAAGCCAGCATTTCTTTTTCTTCGCCGTCTTCCAGCGTCCGCAGAAAGTCCAGCACTTCCACGGCTTCCTGCCGGTTGTCCTGGGGTATCATGGTTTCTGTCTGCCCAGCGCTTGCCATTGTGTTTGCCTCTACATTGTTTCTCACCATTTTCTGTACCTTCCTTTCTGGCACTGCCGCTGCCGCTTTCACCTTAAAAGCCGCCTGCCCGAAAACCTGTTGACCGTCTACATGCTTTATAGCTGGCATGACCGCTGCCATTTGCAGTGCCTTTTCTTTTGGGTGGCGTCCCTATTGCACCCGGCGGGGATTGAACCCGCTCCGCAGGCTTTCACGCCTGCTGCCCCTCTGGCTCCTGGTACCGCTTTCCTCTTTTTATTTCCCCTTCCCTCTGCTATACTGTACTTGCCAGCCGTGCCGGGCTGGACTATAGAGGGAAGGGGGTGTATTGCTTTGGGTGTAGGTGTCTGTCTTCCCGTTTTTGACAGCAAGACGGGGAAGCCTACTGTTTTAGAGTGCGGTTCGTGGTTTTGCTATGGCTGTAACAAACTTCGCAAAGTCATATATTATCCGCACACTGGCACCATTGATGGAAGTTGCAAAAAATGCGGCTCCACTATGGTTTTTAAGCAGGAATGAACCTGCCTGCCCTGGCTTATGCCGGGGCATTATTTTTTGAAAAGTGCGTCAATCTTTTCCGCCGCCTGCGCCTGTATCCTTTTGATTTCCAGCAATTCTTCATCTGTCACCGGGCAATCCTGTATTTGCGTGAATACTTCCAGCGTCCCCACGGGTTCCCCGTTTTCTCCCTCTCTTGTGATCTTGCTTGCAAAAGAGATAAACAGCGGCCTTGATGTTTCTA